TGATTATTTAACATGAGTACCCAACTACGTGTGGTTTCACACATCACCTTTCACTTTGTGTGTGGGTTCAAGGAGTGGGCTGTGGTGGCAACATCACGGCATAGCCTTGTTTCGGGCAGGATAGCTAATTCCTGCCCCAGGGTGGCGACCTCCGCCTAGCGTGACTCTAGTGCCCCAACACTAGTTAACGTGGTCAATTGTACATTATTATTCTTTTTCCTACCCGACTGACTCCCACTGTACGGTAGATGGTATTTTATATTAGGGACGACGCACGCGCGTTATAGTTGGTCTGCCTGGCTGGGCCAACCGAAACGAGAACTGCGGTTCACAGCCTTAAAAATTATTCGCGTTTGACCAGCCCGAGTAGTTAATCCCTATCACAGCATGGTATTGTCGAGATCAGATCAACACGAAACCACGCACACCAAAAAGCCACTTAGTGTACTTGCTGCCAAGTGGAAGGCCTTCAAGAAGAATGGGTATTTGCACAAACCCAAGAGTTCTAGAAGTCCGCTTACTGACGCTGAGGTCTTCTACTTTTCGAAGTAGATGCTCACAGCGTTTAACAATGTCAGAACCTACCTTGGCCAACAAGCTCGCACCGCCAATGCGAGCGCCAACACAGGTAGTGATGCCGTCAATGATGACGAAATTTCCAATCACGTCGATCGCCATACAGTCCTTGATTACCGGGCTGCTGGACGCCACATGTTCGGTGCATTTAATTATGAAGCTGACCAGACACACAACATTAATGCGTTGCATTGTGTGGGCGGCGCGCACCATATTATGGCTACACCCGTTGGGCGTTCAAGGGTACCTAGCGAGTGGGGTCATAATGCTACTGGAGTTGAGGCTCAAAATGTTGTAGAGCCACCAGTTGTGGAGTCAGCTGGTATCGTTCGTAGTTATGTTGAACGATTTACTCGGAAGGCAATTTTGGATGATTTGGCGAAGACGATGATTGAGGCTCAGAAGGATCAGATTGATGAGGTAGGAGAGTTACGTGTGTCGCGCACGTTGTACGCCCGGTTCGTTTTGTGGGCGGAGCGGAAATACGTGAGCACAGAAGCACAAAGACGTTTTAGGACTCGTCTGCTTTACCGGTTTGAAACAACATCTGAGCTGGTCGCCTTGTTTAAGGTCCTCAATCCGCGCCCCTTTGGTTTTAAGAAGGAAGCTCGGTTGTGCATCGTTGGTGAGTTCGGGAAAATGATGAAAGAGATTCGTCGGCTTTGGCTGGCGGATACTCATTCTGAAACCATTCCTGAGTCCATAATATCGATGTATAATCGCGTGGTGCGGCACGACAAGAAGTTTCATGAATGGGTATGTATTTTGGGCCCATCACTTGTCGCGGTCCACAGTCAGACGCAAGCCCTTGCTGATAGAATATGGGCATTGGCTGTGGAAGAGGCTGAGAGCACAGGTGCCGAATGGTAGGGGTGCCTCGGCGTGTATGATGGTTACACAACGGAGAAGCAGGGATACAGTCCGGAGGATTATGTCCCGCCCGCAACCCGTTGTAGCGGAGTGACTGTCACATACGTTGGGGGTGCAAGCAAGGAAAGGAGCCGGCATTTATCCCAATGGGTTGCGTTGGGAGGCAATTCCGACTTCAGGGGTCACAATAATAATTATAATAATTTAGTGCGTGCTATAACAGAGAGGGTTTACAATGTCCAGCTTGGGGGGAAATTAGTACCCACACCACAACCGAAACCGGGATGGTGGGCTGGAGAAATGTACGAGTATGTTGAGGCGGTAAGATCGCGGGTTGCTGATGGCTGTTCCGGCCACAATGTAGGGCCATTGAGTGTCAAGGGGTTTTTGGCACAGTGCCCCAAAAGCAAGCTTAAAATCTATGAAGCAGCCGCTAAGACGTATGAAGAGCGGGGATGGATTGACAAGGACAGTTGGTTGAAATTGTTCGTGAAGTTTGAGAAGATCAACTTTACGAAGAAGTGCGACCCTGCTCCCCGATTGATATCACCGCGAAGCCCAGTGTACAACCTAGCATTAGGAAGATATACTAGAGCCGTTGAGGAAAAGATATTCGATGCACTAGCAGAGATTTGGGGATATGAAGACCACGAGAAGGTGGTTATGAAGGGTGAAACAGTCGAGGGGGTTGCCGCTCAGTTGCGACGTAAGTGGGACAGATATTCTGACCCAGTTGCAGTTGGGCTTGACGCTAGCCGCTTCGATCAGCATGTTTCAGAGGATGCTTTGATATATGAGCATTCAATTTACCAAGCAATTTTTGCTGGGGATAGAGAACTCACGAAGCTTTTGCAAAAGCAGAGGCGCAATTATGGTGTTGCGTATCATGGTGGATACAAGATTGAGATGCACACCAGAGGAGTGAGGGCCAGCGGGGACATGAATACCGGGTTAGGAAATTGCTTGATAATGTGCACACTGGTTCACCGAATGGCCAAGGAGTTTGGCATTCAGTGTGACCTGATAAATAATGGCGACGATTGCGTCATTATTTTAGAGCGTGCGCATTTGTGGAAACTGCTGGACAACGGTACCATCCGTAAGGACATTGAAGCGTGGTTTTTAGACGCTGGGTTCGAGATGGAGTTTGAAGCACCGGTGGATGTGTTTGAACAGATTGTTTTCTGTCAAATGCAACCAGTGTGGAACGGCAGTGTTTGGCTTATGGTGAGACAGCCTGAGGCAGCATTGTGCAAAGACACAATCTGTCTGGGAGATGACACCATAGCTGGATACCGCCGGTGGTGCAGGTCCGTTGGTGTTGGGGGACTGGCGTTGTATGGTGATATGCCAGTTTACCGAGCCTTTTATAACGCATTCAATCGTGCAGGGGAAGGGTATGCGCCCTCCCGCACCCTGCTCACCCGTGATACCGGATTTTACCGGTTGTGCTTACGAGGACGAAGCCATTCAGGATTGGTGACTCCCGAAGCACGCGTGTCGTTTTATCGAGCTTTTGGAATTACGCCCGCCATGCAGGAAGCTATGGAGAGAAGGTTTGACGAGGCCTTGCCACCTAGCGTTGTCGTTAAGGCAATGTATGGCGCCGCCGAAAGTGTGGGGTTATTTTGCGGCCCGTAATGGTTATATATACAGATATAGATAGTATGGTCAACGGCAAGGTTGGCATTAAGAATAAACAGAAAAAGCGGACTGCCCGTATGGGGTCCGATAAAACGAAACGCGGAGCAGCGCTTTCCGTGAATAATACTATTCGCGCCAGGCCTGCTAAGTTGAACACCACGGCCAAAGGCACTGTGGTGTCTCACACCGAAATCATCAAGGAGAATTTGACCGTTAGTTCAGCATTTACAGTGTCTGATCTATACGCTGTCCAACCTGCTTTGACTGCCTATAGTCATGGGTCACCTTTGGGTGCCTGGCTAGCTGGCGTGGCAAAGGAATACGATAACTATGAGTTCGAAACACTTCGAGTCCACTTCAAAACTACGTGCTCTTCACTCACCAATGGCCAGGTTATTATGGCGTATGATCCCAATCCAGAGGGAACACCGCCAGCCACATTTCAGTCTGCGCGAAATGCAGCATTGTGCCAAACTGGTCCTGTACGTGAGAACGTTACCCTAGACTTGACCCCTCAGGTCAAGGGACGCAAGCTACTTACCCGATCTAATGCCGTATCATCATATCCGGCGTATGATGCGGGTAGGTTTATCGTCGCCACTTCTAGTGGTGTTGATAACACATCCGTGGGCTTTCTGGAGATTGAGTACGTTGTTAGGCTCTCCAATCCGCAGACGTCACCAGCCATTGAGACGCAATCCGTTTACACTCTCACTCCGAAGGAGCAGAGACAGTGGAATTCTGGAATTAGTACTCTCTATTATGGCAACAACACCGCCAATGCTAGCTGTAGTTCCATGACATACTAC